TTATTCGTGCCGATCCCTTGGACCGGAGAGAGTTGAATTGATCCTTAAGCGCGTAGGAAAGCGCGTAGAATATGCCGCCCTCGTCGGGTTCCTGCACTTGCACGAACCCATGCGGCCAGCATGACCATAGACGAGGCATGTCAGTACGCGGCTTCGCCACTATGTCCACGTACTGTGTCACGACGCCCCAAGGTGCGCGGAACTCGCCGATACGGAGCAAGTCCACATCGGAATACAGGACGATATGCCAGTGACAACGACCGTTTTTTGAACCTTGTTCACCAGCCGCGATAAATCGCAGGCTAGCAATCTTACCAGTGTCTCGTTTTATTTCCTCACGCAACCGCGCGAGGAACACGCGAACATCCGCGTAACGGAAGAATGCAGCACCATCGCGCGTGAACTGTGTTTCGTCGCTATAGGTGAGTGCCACCACGAAGGTTTGCGGGTGCATGGCCTTTTCAGCCATTGCCCGCGAAACCCAGTTGTGCCGCCTTACAGCTACGCAGGCGTCACACGTACCGCAAGCGACCGTAACCTCACGAAGCGCGGCCCGGTTGTACATCGTGATAGGTTTGTTGCACACTATTTAGAACCTGCCAAATGTTGCGCATATGGCGGCAAATCGATGCCACGAAGTGGGAAGCGATCAGCCTTTGCCGCCATTAAATCGGCGGCAAGCTTGCATTTTTCTGACAGCGTCAGGAGCCTAGCGGCCTTCTCCTGACACTGGCCCCGCGTCAATTCTGGCATTGCCCAGACATTAGCGAGTGCCTCTTTATCATCCAGTTTCATTTTTTAACCCCTGCAAAGATCAATAAGGATGGAAACAGGGGTTTTTAGACCCTCTCTCTAAACCGTGTTTTTCCGTGAGGGTCATTTGTTTTCCCTAATTATATACAGGAACAAGTGCTACCGCCCACACCGCCCCTCTTTAGAGGGGCGGTGTGGTAGCAAAGCCTAGGGCTTTGCAGAGATCACGGACAGCAAAGTCTGTCCTTTGGCATCATAATGCTTATGCCGGATGGCATCGACAACAGCCGTGAATTCATCACGATCAAGGCCGTTTTTTTTGGCAGCCTTAGTAAGCCGATCAACAGCCGTGGTGAACACGGCATGAGCGATCATATCTTTGATAACGGGCATTGTATTTCCTTTCGGTTGAATGGCGGTTCACAATGTTTGTGTGTCGTTTCCGACAGGGACAGGCCAGCCGCCGTGGCCTACGTTAAGCAGTAAGGCAAGGAGAGAAAGAGGTCAAGTATTATTTTCCTCTTTTTTTGTGAAGAACAAAAAAATTCATCGCGAAACAAAATAACACTGGACCTTGCAGAAACCTCATTGGCGGCTGCCTAGTCCCCGGATATGCCAGAAGCATATCCGGGGGGCATCCTTATAATGAGGTTTCTTTATGAGTAGCCAAGAAAATCATCGGCCCGGACGTTGAAGCCGGGGCAGAGCTTTGGCGCATAGTTATTATGGCCCGAGATGATTTTAATTTGATGTAGACCGCAGAGACGCCTAACGCTTTCCTTTTGCCTGACGGAAAAGAAATCCGAAAATTTCCCGATCCGGTCAATTTTGGAGAGTTCAATCATCAAGATAGCAAGCTTGCCATAGTTGTGGCCAATAACATGGGCGCCCACCTCATCCAACGGGCGGCCGCTCATTACATGACCGGAGGGGTGGATCACATAATGATAACCAATATTTTTCCACCCCTTTTCAATGTGCCAGCGTTTAATCTCATCAAACGCTTCCTGTTCGGTCCTGTTGTAATACCAGCCAGAAGGAACAGCAGCACAATGAAGCACGGCTTCGCGAACAAGAACCCTTTTAACGCCCTGCAATATTTGCACGTTTTTTCCTTTCAGAAGGGAGGGGGCATAGCGCCCCGTTTAATCTTGCCATATTTGTTGACATGATAGTCACCATCAAGATAGAGAAATCCATCTTCGCGCCAAGCGCGCACATTGCATTCATAGGTGACAATTCTAAGGACCGTATCGAAGGCGGACCAAAACACGTCAGTAAAGACGCGATTTTTTTGCGGATGGAATTCAACCGCATACGCCCGCCGATCCGGCAAAGCGCCGTCCTCTGGACCTAACTTTACCTTAGTCCAAGAAATTGTATACGCGCAGGGATAGGCATGCTGAATGAGGCGCTTTTGAAGCAATTCAGCCAAAAGAACAAGTGGACCGGTGGATTTATCCGCCGACCACTTGCGCTTAACCGTTTCCCGCTCAGGAAGCGGTTTTTTCATCTATGCCACCTTCAGATGCCTCTGCTACCGCGTCAGGGTCAGACCCACGCGAACGACTTAGGGCGCGTTCAAGCAAAGCTTGCCGACGCCCTTGAGCGTCAAGCAACCTTTCCAGCCTATCGTTCCGCCGCTTTTCACGGTCAGACCGATCCAGTTGGAAGTTTTGACTTGCCGCCGTTTCATATTGCATAGCCCCGAAATCAGAAGGCGCATGCCGCTGATCAGGAGGGAAGCAAACAACGTCAGAACCCGGAAGCAAGTAATGCCGCCGACCAATCCCGACCATAAACCGCGAAACGCGATGACGGCCCACAGGCACGGGAATATCGGTGACATACTCGCCGTCACTGTTATATTCCTTCAAGGAACCGCCCGCGACCGTCGACACAAAGTCGCTACCATTCAGACAATCTTTTTGCATTTTAGTTTTCCACACCGGAGGTTATGGGGGCGGATTATTCCGCCCCCATTGTTTTTAGGTTAAGAGATTTTCCGACGCGACAATGTCGACTTCCTCGACCGGAGTTGGGCCGAATTGCGTCCGGGTGACGATTGCCGCCTGCCATTGCATACGGAAGCGACAAATTTCCGCCAATTGATCAATGAAGGGATATTGATCAATTTCCGGGTAAACAACGTTCTCTGGCGTAACAGACGCAGGAATCTTCACTTGCCAGATAGCAGTTTTCGCTTCAAGGTCGATTGGATTCGTGTTCCGCGTCATGCCGTAGTTGACATACATACGTTCAAGCTCATGCAGGCCAGTATAGAAAGCAACAGTCGTTTCAGACCCGGTGACCACCTCAGCATCCACCTCCCGCATGATAACCGGAACCGGATCAAGCTTGGTTTCATCATCAACATCGTTCCGAACGGCCCAAGGCTTCGACAGAATCGGATGGGGTTGCATGTAGATGGTTTCATCGGGCTTAACCGATGCAATGCCAACCAGAACCCCGCCCAATTCCGACCGCGGAATAATGACGGTTGCCCCAATACGCGCAGTCGCCTTTGACATAACGGTATCTTCAAGCAGCGCCGTCCCATCGGTCGCGCGCGAAAGATCAAGGCCGAATGCGACTTTCTGCGAAAAGACTTTCAGACAATGCCGGCCGGGTTCCATTGTCATCCCATGGACATAACGATTCACGGCTTCCTCCCCGTCATGCGGATTTGCCTTCACAATTTCAGCAAAGGCGCGGATCAACTTATCGTGATTTTGCGCCTTATACAGATCAACAAGGCTAATGCCCGTCGCCTGCCCGTTAAATACCGCAGAAATAGGGTCAATCGCGTCCGTGACACCGACCCGCTTGCCAACAAGCTTTACGTTGCTAAGAGCAGCACCAGCGGGAATAGACCCCGCCGCAGTAATTTCTGCGATAGATTGCGAACTGTAACTCCGTTCAGCAAACAGATTGTCAATCGGAAGGTTCATTGTCCCAATGTCCAATGCAACTTGCCCGTTGACCATTGCGGCAGGATCAAGCACGCCCTTCAAACGATCAAGAACCGTTTGAGAAAGGACAGCCCGCTCGATTGCCGTTGAGGTGTGAGCCACCTCCAGCGCGTAGGCGTAACGCTCGCGCCGCAAAAAATTGCAGGCAGCGATATACGCCAACCGCGAGACCGAGCAAACCTTTTGCACGTTAGCGATTTTTTGGGGGACAACCCCCAAACGCTTAGAAATTTCAGTTTCATTTTCCAAATCATAGAGAACAGCGCCCGTCAGATATTTCTGCCGAACCACTTCAGGAATATCGGCAGTTTCAGACGCTGGCGCGAGCAAATGCTCGATGGCAGTGACCGGCACATATATCAGCTGAAACTCACCGAACATAGGAGTAATGACTTGCCCCGCAACGGGGTCAAGCTCAAAGGTGGCACCGACAGAGACGGTCCCGCCATCGCCCGGCAGAAAGGCTTGCGCCATCACCGGCACGTTCAGCCCAGCCTTAAAGCGCGACACAAGATCGCGCGCTTCACGCTTAGTCTGACTGTTCATTGCGTTCATCATTTTTTCGTCCCTTTCATAAACTTGACCGCCTTTTTAGCGGCAGCCTTTGCCGCCGCTTTTAGTGCCGCGCGACGAGCCGCACAGCCCGCACACGGTTTTTTTTCGAGGCTCATTGCATCACCCCGAATTGTTGTGCCCACCAATCATGAGGGACACTTTCATTCCCCTCGAATGGGAACTCTTGCGCACCGCGCAAACCGTAATACCACATCCGATGAAAGCCATCGATTGTGTCAACCGCCGATGCGGCCAAGGAACGGCCCGCGTTGAAAAACGGCTCTTCCCAATTCGTGGGAATGCGCCCGTCATTTTTTGCGACGTTGATCCCCTCTACCAACAACCCTGTCCCGATATCTTCCAAATCAGCACCCTCCGGCACAGTGGTAGTCGCGCCGCCCTCGGGGTTTTGATACGCGGTTTGCGTGACCGCAACCGGCACCGAAACCGCCGCAACACCGCCAAGAGGCGCACCACCGCCGGCCCACCCGGCCCGCCCATAAAGGCCCGGAACATCCGGCGTAATTTTCGCGCTATTCAATTCGCGCCGCATCATTTCATTTTGCATTTCAAGCTGATCAACTTGAGCGTTATTATACGCCTCATTTGACCAAGCATCCGCGACCGCCGCTGTCGCGTCAGCAATCGCCGCCCCCATATAGTTTGGGGGCGCGGCCCCCTGTGTGGCACCAGTTCCAGCCCACGCAAGAGGATTAAAGCCATTTGCCTCAGCCCCCAGCCTGATGCCTTTCATATGGCTCTTAATCATTTGGGAAGGCGCCAAAGGCTTCTTCCCAAACAAACCACCAAGCAGGCTGCCGCCCGCCTGAATCAACGCCGAACCGATCATAGGACCCATTATTATCGCCTTTCATCCACACAAACCGCCAGCCTGACGGACGGATAGCGTGTTGCTAATTCGGTGACAAGCACCGACGCAAACGCAGCCATCAGGGCGAGTACAAAGCGCCCGTTGGCAATTTCTCTCATCTTTTGCAATCTAAATCACCCCTGCTTTTCCACGGCACAAAAATTCGCGGCGCGCCGCCGCCCCCTGTTGATACAGGATTTGGCGAGGGCGAACAAGCTTTTTCTTGCACCATTTCCCTTTTGCCTTCCGTAAGCCCGCGCGACTTCGTCGAATTAACATGCTGATGCAGGGAAGGCTTTTTTTCGGGAGGCGGTGCATTTAAGGAGACAGCTTTGGTTGATGCCCTTATTTTTTTTGGCCCACCCAGAGATAGGGCGGAAGTAAGCAACGCCAGAGGGCGAGGCGGTTTTTTCTGCGCCAACGGAACGAAGTTCGTCGGAGGAGAGACCACGGCAGCAGAGAGGGCAGGGGATTGCCCCGCCGCACTGCCACCTGATTGCCCGATCACGCCCGTCTGCGACGGCCTGCCGGGCTTTGTGTTGGATTTGGGTTTCGAGCGACGTTTCATGTTCTTCCTCTTGCTTGATACCGAGGGCTTCTAAGTCGCCCTCATTTTCTTGGCACTGAATCACCAGCGATCGCCACTGTGGCACGTTTCGCCCGGTTTGGGCAAGCACGCTGGCATTCACCCGGCGCATGCCCGCCAAATACCTTTGACGGAGTGGGCCGCTTGGGAACCAATAGCCACGCATTTCAGGCACTTTTAGCTTCGTTGTCGGCTCAATATTGCCCGCCACATACGCTTGATAGATTTTTTCGTCTATGAACTCTGCCCCGATAGGGGGACTTTTCGACATGCGAAAAAGCCCCGTCGCAAACGCTTCGCTCTTGCTTATTCGTGCCGATCCCTTGGACCGGAGAGAGTTGAATTGATCCTTAAGCGCGTAGGAAAGCGCGTAGAATATGCCGCCCTCGTCGGGTTCCTGCACTTGCACGAACCCATGCGGCCAGCA